GGTCACGACAGCAGATAAAATACCTCAACCAACACCACGACAAGAAGTTGTAGAAATAGATGCTGTTAATGAATTTATAAAACGTAATCCACGAGCTGATGGTGGCATGTTAGTGCAACCAAGTGCTGATGGATCACGGCCCGGGTATAAAGGAACATTTGAAGAAGTTGCAAACAGAAGATCTGCATTAGCAGAAGACTATAAAAAAATAGTTGACTATGCCTTGAATAATAGAAAAATAGCAAACTTTCCTGATCCTGTTGAAGTAATAGTTAAAGGTAAAAAAACAAAAATTAACTATGTTCCTACTGTAGTAGAGTGGGCAAAAATGAATGGAGTAGAAAGAGGAATATTTAATACAAGAGATGGTTCTTTAATACCTATTAAAAGAGAACAAGTTTACAAAAAAATAGTGGACGATACCATTAAATTAAATAATCAAACTTTTACATTTTCAGTACCAGCCGATATCGCAATGGACATTGGTATTACAAAAAATCAAGGAAGAGGTAGTGGAGTTGAAAATTTATTAAAGAAAGGAAATGTTACAAAACTTTTATCTAAAAAAGAATTGTTAAGCAATTATATAAAATATTTAATTGACAACGATGCTCCTTTAAAAGATTTAACAAATGAAAATATTTTTAAACACATTAACAGTAGACGTGTTGATAAAATAAAATTAACACCAGATCGAAACAAACAAACTACTTTTGCTGATAGTAAAAGAACTATTGGTTTTAATAATATTTCAAAAACAATGAAAGAACAATATCCAGATTTATTTGCTAAAATCGGTAGAGGCGGTGAAATACCTTTTTTAAGTAGAACAATCCAAAATAAATCAAATCTTGGTAATTTAAGATTAAGTGAAGCTTTTCAAAAAACAGAAAGTGGTGATATTTATTTTAATTTAATAAAATCTCAAAATCTTAATGTAAGAAAACAAATAGCTGGTTTGGTATCCGAAACAGATATTTTACAGGGAAAATTAAAATTAGATCAGAAAAGTTTAGCTATATCCAACGCACAAGATAAAATGATAAAAGATTTAAATAAATATGTTTTAAATAAACCTGAAGTAATTTTAAACAATCCTTCTTTTAGACAACTTGCTTCTATAAGATTTGAAAATGGAAAATTTATTGTAGATGATAATCCACAAGTAATTAATGAAAGACTTCAAAGATATATAAATAATGGCTTCTTTTCTACAGATCATAAAGTTTCAAAAAGAACAGGAAAATTAAATATTGAATTTCCAACTAATAAACAAATTGTTCCTACATTTATAAATGGACCCATAAAATCTATGGAAGACTATATTACTAATAATATATCTAAATATAATTTAAACACAGAGGAAGGTAGAATAATTAAAAATAATATAAATGAAATAGTTAACGTTGCTAAAACAAATAACTTTACAGTTAATGTTCCAAAAGGGTATTCTAGCATATTTGGAACTAATAGAACAAACATAGGAGCAGTAGGAGATATTGCAACCGTATCTGCTGATGGTTCTGTTTTAAAAAGTTATGATGACCAATTAAAAAGATTTAATCTAAATATAGATAATATTCCAGAGTTATCTAATACAAAAGTTATTGATTACACTTCAGTAGACAAAAGCAAGATAGCTCAGACTTTAGACACAAAAATGAAAACATTAGAATCTCTAAGAGTTAGTGATTTGGATCAACCACAACTTGAAAAAGTATTAGCATCATTTGGAGATGGATCATGTGCCGTGCAGTTTGGTCCTAAAAAAAGGGATGGTGGTAGAATAGGTTATTCAAGTGGTCCTGCTAGTCTTGATGATTGTATTAAAAGTGGTGTTAAAAATTTTAAGGAAGGTAAATTTAAAACAGCAGATCAAGCAATGGAAGCAGCAAGACTTTTAGGTGGTAGTAGAAATGTATTACGTGCTATTACTAAATATGGAATATTTCCAGAAGCTGCATTCGTAGCAGGTGAATCTATTTTTAGAACTGTGTTAGGTGAAAAACCATTAGATGCAATAAAAAAATCTATAGATTCACTTACGTTTGGGGCAACTGATTTTGGATCAAGTATAGACGCAGAGAAGTTTGGTAAAGACGCTGATCTAAAATTAGCTGTTGATAAATTTAAAGAAAGTCAAGCTAAAGTAAATAAATTAGAAAAACAAATAGCAGGTCTTGAACAAATAGACTCAGCCTCTAAATCTGGTTACGGAGTGGATAACTCTGAAATTATGCGAATGACAAAAGAAAAATTAGAAGCAGCAAAAAAAGAATTAGAACAAAACTATGTTAATCCTGACATAGTTCAATACATAGATAGAAAGGCAGAAAATATTGCCGATGCACAAGAAGCTACATCTCTTTTAGCCAAAAGAAGATTTGACGAAAAGATGAAATTAAGTCCTACTAATATATTAAGGGAAAGAGGTACAAGTCAAATGGATTTAAATTTAAATATGCTTCCAAATTTTAGAGATTACATGCAAAGTGAGCAGGCACAAAAAGATAAAATATTTATGAATGCTCCAGATGAAGTTATTAAGAATGTTGTTGGTGAAGAGGGTATTGAATATAAAAAACAATTAATAGATGCTTACAAGATGGAAAACTTAAAAAATAAATTTGGTGCAGAACAAATGTATGGAGCATCAGGAATAGCAGCAACACCAATAGATTTAGACATGTCTAATTTAACAGAACCTACATCTTCAAGGTATGAAGGTTTTAATCCTAGATTTAACACCTATAAACCAATGGCAAAAGGTGGCCGTGCAGGTTTTAAAGGAGGATCTAAAAAAAGTAATTATTATTCACAAATAAAAGAAATGTTAGAACATTACAACAGGTATAAATATATGCCAAGAAGTGAAGGTCAAAAAAAACCAAAAAAAATTATACCATTAAACATATTTGCACGAGAATTTTATAAAGAAAATTTAGCAAGTGGTGGTTTAGCCGGTATTAAATCAGGTCCACCACCAGAATCAGGACCAAATCCACAGGGCTTGTCAGGTCTATTAAAACGTGGTAAGAACATATAGGAGTAATAAATGGCAGAAATAGACAAAGGACTCCCGAACACTAGAAACAAACTTGAAGTTCCTTCACAAGAAGAGATTCAAGATATTGCTGTTCAGGAACCAGTAGAAGAAAAAGGACCAATCGAAGTTATACCAGAAGAAGATGGCGGTGTAACTTTAGACTACGAACCAGGATCAATTAACGTACCTGGAACAGAATCACACTTTGATAATTTAGCAGATCTTTTACCAGATGATGTTTTAGAACCACTTGGAAATGAAATGGTTCAAAACTACATGGATTATAAATCATCAAGAAAAGAATGGGAGCAATCTTATAAAACTGGTTTAGATCTTTTAGGTTTTAAATATGAAAACAGAACTGAACCATTTCAAGGAGCTAGTGGTGCTACACACCCTGTTCTTGCAGAAGCAGTAACACAGTTTCAAGCTCAAGCTTATAAAGAATTATTACCAAGTGATGGACCAGTAAGAACTCAAATCATTGGTGTAAAAAATCCTGCAACAGAACAACAAGCAGGTCGTGTTAAAGATTTTATGAATTATTTAATTATGGATCAAATGAAAGAATATGAATCAGAATTTGATTCAATGTTATTTCACTTACCGTTAGCAGGATCAACTTTTAAAAAAGTATACTACGATGTACCAATGGGTAGAGCAGTATCAAAGTTTGTACCTGCAGATGAATTAATTGTCCCGTATACGGCTACCTCATTAGACGATGCGGAGGCAGTTATTCATAAAATAAAAATTTCTGAAAATGAATTAAGAAAACAACAAGTGTCAGGATTCTACAGAGATGTAGAGTTAGGACCTCCAGGTACAGATTCAAATAACGAATTAGAAAAAAAAGAACGTGAACTAGAAGGCACAAAGAAAACAGGAAAGAACGAACCTGTTTATACTTTAATAGAATGTCACGTTAATTTAGACTTAGAAGGTTTTGAAGAAGTTGGTGAAAATGGTGAACCAACTGGAATAAAATTGCCCTACATAGTAACTGTAGAAGAAGGCAATAGATCAGTTCTTTCTATTAGAAGGAACTATGCGCCCGATGATCTAAAGAAAAATAAGATCCAATATTTCGTCCATTTTAAATTTCTGCCAGGACTTGGATTTTATGGCTTTGGACTCATTCATATGATTGGCGGATTGAGTCGTACGGCAACGGCGGCTCTCCGTCAATTATTAGACGCAGGAACTTTATCAAACTTACCTGCAGGATTTAAACAAAGAGGTGTAAGAGTTAGAGATGAAGCATCACCAATACAACCAGGTGAATTTAAAGATGTAGATGCACCAGGTGGAAATTTAAGAGATGCTTTCTTTCCATTACCATACAAAGAACCATCTCAAACATTATTAAATCTTTTAGGAATAGTTGTTCAAGCAGGGCAAAGATTCGCGAGCATTGCTGACATGAATGTTGGTGATGGTAATCAAGCAGCAGCTGTTGGAACTACAGTTGCATTATTAGAACGTGGTTCAAGAGTTATGTCTGCAATTCACAAAAGATGTTATGCAGCAATGAAATCAGAATTTAAATTACTTGGTAAAATTGTTTCACAATATTTACCACCAGAATATCCTTACGATGTTGTAGGTGGTGCAAGAAATGTAAAACAAGCTGACTTTGATGATAGAGTCGATGTTGTACCTGTAGCAGATCCTAATATTTTTTCAATGAGTCAGAGAATTACTTTGGCACAAACGCAATTACAAATTGCAACAAGTAATCCACAACTTCATAACATGTATCAAATCTATAGAAACATGTATAATGCAATTGGAGTAAAAGATGTTGATGCAGTTTTACCTCCACCAGCACCAAATGCACCGATGGATCCAAGTTTAGAACACATCAATGCTTTGGGTGGTAAACCTTTTCAAGCTTTTCCTGGTCAAGATCACCAAGCACACATCACAGCGCACTTAAATTTTATGTCAACTAACATTGTAAGAAATAATCCGTCTGTAATGGCTGCAATACAAAAAAATATACTTGAACACATTAGTCTAATGGCTCAAGAACAAGTCCAATTAGAGTTTAGAGAGCAATTAGCACAAATGATGCAGCTACAACAGATGGCAGCAACTAATCCACAAGTTCAACAGCAGCTTCAAGCACTAACAAATAAAGTTGAAGCAAGAAAATCTATCTTGATTGCTGAAATGACAGAAGAATTTATGAAGGAAGAGAAGCAAATTACATCACAATTTGATTCTGATCCGCTTTTAAAACTAAAATCACGTGAAGTTGACCTTAGAGCAATGGAAAATGAACGTAAAAAAGAAGCGGACGAAACAAAAGCAAACTTTGATAGAGCAAAATTC